CCCGGGTTGCTATGAATCGAAGAAGATAATCTTCTAAGAACCATACACCAGTCGGTCGAATCCACGATAACTTTCCGTGGACTGACATGGAGGACACGAAACTCACGTCTCTGTAGATCCGCATTAAAGCGAGTCTTGAAACATGAGTTATCGCTCCCGTCATAGCTAAGAGGTCGAATCCAGCACAGTACACCGTACTGTGACATGAATTCCGACTGATTATCTAACTGGCGCTCCTTGAAAACAGGGAGTTTACCAATCGACATCTCGACGGCATCCGAAACAAAGGATGCGACTCTATATAACCCACGTTTGTACGCTTCGTTCGAAAACGAAACATACGCGCATAAGGTCTCAGGTGCTTGTTTACGGCTACACATCCACAATCTCTTCACTCGAAGAGGTGTGACACAAACGCCTTTATAGGCGTCCATGCCGCATGATTCCCGAAAGGAACCATGTGTGCAGCACTTATCCTGGTTGAACATAAGTCCAACTGTAGGAAAGTACTGAAGCAACGACGCATAGTCTTCGCGTCGGCTGATGATGTCATCTCCGTAGACGAATAGACTCCTCGAGGCGCGCCACATAACACGTTTATAATAAACGTGCTGGTGTTGTCGTGAGACATAAGGACGCTGTCGGAGCTTCTCCGCCATTAAGACTCCTACACCTAGAGCCATGAAAACTACCGCCTCAATCGGGAAGCACAAGTTGCTCCCCATCGGCGCGAATTTCTTCATGGTGACTATGTTTCCATTAGGAAGCATTGTCTGAGGCGTCCGGGTTGCCATAAGGCAATCCAGTAAAACTGGGCAGTCGCGGAATAACTCCGTCACTAAGGCCACAGAAACGCGATCAGATGCTTCTTTCATGTCCAGTGTAACCCATTGGCCATTAACTGAACTCGCAAGGGCAAGCTGACGATTGATCTCTTGGTCCGTGAAATTCACGTGACCTCGAGTCCAATCGTTTCGCTCAAGGTGCATTTTTATTGCACCTCCTAAGCCCCCTTGAATCCATTGGTACTCCAAGGGTTCACAGGAGATTAACCTCGGGCCTCTCGAATCCTTCGGCACAAGCACAACTTTCGCAGTGCCTGCCGTGAGAGACTCTTGATTTGCGAGATAACCGGGATCAGTACAGAGGTGATCAAGGCTGTAAACAAAGTACCCTGAAAAAGGGTAGCTTCGTTCAATACTTGAATATAACCGCGAGAAGCGATGCTTCTCATGGTTTTTCTCACCTGTAGCAACTGCGCCAGGTCCATGTTTAGGGATGATATCGTGCGGGTCAAAACGACCAAACACATTCGTAATAAAATTACGAGCGTGGCACATAACATCATCATTAGATACAGAATCAGGTAATGCCTGATCTGTCTCCCGAAAAGCCACAAGGACTTGTTCTTGTTGGTCATCGGTATATGGAATCTCTAACTTGTACAATACGTACAAGATTAGGCGTAAGTCTCGAACCGCACGGGGTGAAGCACTACTCAGTTCTTCACCCTGGTCAGAGAACACTAGTTCGAACAACCACCCAAGAAACTTGGGGATTGTGGAGTTAGGCTTCAACTTGAAGCCTAACGGAGCGAATTTAGTGCCCTGGGATAGCGCTTTGTCAAGCGCTTTTCCAAGTTTAGGGAGGGTCTTCGTCAAAAACGAAGAACTCTCTCTCCTGACCCGACGTTGCATTACTGCAATGTCGAGCTTTGACTCCTGCTTCACAGCAGAGGACTCGTACGATTCGGCTACATCAATGATGAGCCGCTCGTGTAAGCTCGTATAAAACGAGCACATGTCTCGCTCTTCGCAGAGCGGTTGGTTCCTGTTCATAGAATAGGTGACTAACACAAGATATGTTCACGAATGGCCTCACATTGGGCTTTGAAGCCCGTACAAACTACAGCAGATAAGCCCCTCGCCGATACTAATCGGGTCAACGGGGCCTATAAGGACAGGAAGGGCACTAGAGCGATTAACGCTTTACGTGCTCACAGCCTGTCAGTTTATAGCTGCATGGTACTCGCCGGTCTCGCTATGAGAGAAACTCTTCTTGACGGTAGCATCACTGCTACAGCACCCTTGTTAGGGTTCGTTGTTGAGGAGTTTCTCGATATTGCCCGCAGTATTGACGAAGTTCGTCATTTGCGTACGCATATCTTTAATCATCGCGAGTGTGATCGCTGCGTCCCTCGGGACTTCCAGCGTCATATACACTGACGCCACAACTGGCACCGACAACGACGTGATTTTCGTCAAGTCGAGCCGAGCCAGGTGGCGGTCAAGTGGAACTCCGCCCCGAGACGAAAGCTGATGTTTAATCTGCATCGTTTCGGGAGCGTTAACCGGGGCTAGTGGATTAGCACGGACGGTATTACCGTCCGCAATGCTAACTAGCGCGTATCCACGCGTACTGGCGCTATCGCCAACCAGCGTGATTGGATCAGTGAACATATATACACGATTCTCTCAAGTTTGCTAACACGAATGTTAGCTACGTCTCACGACGTAAGTTACGATGACACGGAAGTGTCCGATCTAGTGGGTTCTGCCCACATCGATCTGCCGTTTACTAAGACTCAATGCCTAGACCATGTCCTAACGGAT